TTGGTTAAAGAAAAGAGGAAATACATCTAGTCATTTTTGGACAGATGTAATAAGAGGTGTAACAGAAACTCTTTATTCTAATGCAACTACAGCAGAGACAACTGAATCAGAGGGACTTACAGCATTTGGAGCTGATGGTTTCACACTAGGCGATGATTATGCGGTTAACCAAGAAGACCAAGTCCAAATGTCATGGAACTGGAAAGCAAATGGTGCTGGTTCATCTAATGGAGATGGAGATATAACTTCTACAGTTTCAGCTAACACAACTGCTGGATTTTCTATTGTTAAATATACTGGTGATGCTGTTTATCCATCAACAGTTGGTCATGGTTTAGGTTCTGCACCATCGGTTGTTATTACAAAACAAATAACAGCTGGTACATATTCTTGGAATTCATATCATGCTGGACTTGGAAATACATATTATATTGCATTAGACAGTAATTCAGCAGCAGATAATTCTGTTGATTGCTGGAATAGTACATCTCCAACGTCATCAGTATTTACAATAAATACTATAGCGGTAAATACAAGTGGAGTAGATTTTATCGCCTACTGCTTCGCAGAAAAACAAGGCTACAGCAAGTTTGGCTCATACAAAGGAAATGGAAATGCTGATGGAGCATTTGTTTACACAGGATTTCGACCAGCTTGGGTTATGGTTAAAAAAACGAATGGCACAGATCATTGGTTTATAATAGACAATAAAAGAACAGGTTTCAACGAAGATAATTATGGATTATATGCTAATTTACAAAATGCTGAATATACAGGAACTGCTTATCAACTTGATATATTATCCAATGGTTTTAAAGCAAGAGATACAGATGGTATGTTTAATGGAAGTGGTGATAGTTATATATACATGGCTTTCGCAGAAGCACCATTCGTAAATTCTAATGGAGTACCTTGTAATGCTAGGTAATAAGTTACCAGCTTCTGGGCTTTAATCTATTGAAATTCCCAACAATCTGATATAACTCTTGGTAAACAGGTTTTTATATGCTACAAAAATTAGGTTTTCTACCAGGATTCAACAAACAAGTTACAGAAACCGGAGCCGAAGGGCAGTGGTACGACGGCGATAATGTTCGTTTTAGATACGGTACACCAGAAAAAATTGGTGGTTGGATTCAATTAGGGGATGATAAACTAACCGGTGCTACTAGAGCTATTCATCATTGGGATGATAACGCCGGAATTAAATATGCAGCTTTAGGAACAAACAGAATTTTATATATTTATTCGGGAGGTGCTTATTATGACATACACCCGATTAGAGCTACTTTAACAGGCGCTAGTTTTACTAGTACCTCATCATCAACAGAAGTCACAGTCACGTGCACGGGAGTCCATGGGCTCGGTGAAAATGACATCGTCCTGTTTGATGCTGTAAGTGGGGTTACGGCAGTTGGATCTACTTATACCGACGCTACTTTTGAAGATGTTAAATTTATGGTGGCTTCAGTACCAACCTCTACAACTTTTACTATTACGATGGATACTCAGGAATCAGGAACTCCTTTATCTACAAGTGGGTCCGCTTCAGTCCTGTGTTATTATGCCGTAGGACCTTCTCAACAATTGGGTGGCTATGGGTGGGGTACGGCATTATATGGAGGTACTTCTCCTGGAGCTGCTACAACCACTCTAGCAACAACACTTATTGATAGTGCCGCAGTCACCGATGTCGTTCTAACCAACTCTGCAGCATTTCCCTCTACAGGTGAAATTAGAATCGGAACAGAAGATATAAGTTTTACTGCTAACGATACAAGTACTAATACTTTAAGTGGGGGAGCGCGTGCAACTAATGGAACTACAAGAGCTGCTCATACTGCCGGCGCAACGATCACTGATATATCTGGTTATGTTGCATGGGGTCAAGCCTCTTCTGCCGACTACACTATTGATCCTGGTTTATGGGTATTAGATAACTATGGAACAAAATTAATTGCATTAATTTATAATGGTAAATGTTTTGAATGGGATGCAACCGGGTCTACTTCTACAAGAGCAACTATTATAGCAAATGCGCCAACCGCATCAAGACATGTGTTGGTATCAACACCCGATAGACACTTAGTATTTTTTGGAACAGAAACAACTGTTGGTGCCGGTGGAACACAAAATGATATGTTTATTCGCTGGTCGGATCAAGAGAGCATCGATGCTTCTGATTCCTATACAGTTAAAGCAACTAACACCGCAGGCACACAAAGGCTTGCTGATGGCTCTAAAATTATGGGCGCTATCAAAGGTAGAGATGCAATTTATGTTTGGACCGATACTGCGCTGTTTCTTATGAAATTCGTTGGTCAACCATTTACCTTTGCGTTCGAACAGGTAGGAACCAACTGTGGATTATTAGGAAAGAACGCTAACATTGAAGTAGATGGTACAGCATATTGGATGTCGGAGAACGGTTTCTTTGCATATGATGGTCAATTACAATCTTTACCTTGTTTAGTAGAAGACCATGTGTATGATGACTTAAACTCAACTTCTAGAGATCTTGTAAACTGTGGATTAAACAATTTATTTGGGGAAATTAACTGGTTTTATTGTACTTCAGCTTCGAATGCAGTTGATAGAGTAGTTACATATAATTATGCAGAAACAAAAATGCATAAACGCCCTATCTGGACAACAGGTACTTTACCTAGAGCAGCGTGGCAAGATTCAGCTGTTTTTGATCGTCCTCATGCTTCATACTATGATCCTTCCGATAATGCTTCTGACGATGTCACTGGTAATACTGATGGAAGTACTATATACTATAAACAGGAAACAGGGACCGATCAAATTAATGCTGGAGGAGTTACGACTGCCGTATTGGGGTCTATTACTTCTGGTGATTTTGATATTACTCAGAAAAAAAGTACTACAGGGACTACTGTAGGTATGCCAGACATTAGAGGAGACGGAGAATATATAATGAGGATAAGTAGATTTTTACCAGACTTTATTTCACAAACAGGAAACACACAAGTTAGTTTTGTTACCAAAAATTTTCCAAATAGTTCCGGAACTACAACAAATTATAGTATTGATTCAACTACAACTAAAAAAGACACAAGATTAAGAGCAAGATCAATTGCTATGAAAGTGGCGAATACAACAACGTCTGAAGACTGGAAGCTCGGAACCTTTAGATTAGATATACACCCAGGAGGAAGAAGATAATGGCATTAACAGACGAACAACTTCGGGCATTTGTCCCTCGAAACTATTTTTTAAAAGAACCATATAATGTAACAGTTCCAGAAGGAGAAGAAGAAGTAACAACATCATACGGAATACCTAACACTAATGCTTTCACTAATAGTGGGGGTGGAGGTGGTGCTCTTCAAGCAGGTGATATAAATTTTAATGATTTTAACCGATTAACTACTGAAAATTATATGAGAAAACAACCTACTCCTTTTGTTGATGCAACCTATAATCAAAAAATACAAGATAAATTTTTTGGGATGCCAAGTTGGCAACAGGATGTAACGGGTGCAGATGCAGGAGAATATCTTGCAGCAGGCCAAGACATTCCTTTAGCTCTCACAGGAGCAGGTAAAATGAAACAGGGTTGGCGAAACACTAAAGAAGGGGTTGCTGCTATGATGGGAAAAATACCATCAATAAGCGGTTTTTTAAATAAATTTGGTATTCAAAACTTTGAATCCTTACCTTATTTAGATCAACAATTTATAAAACAAAGCTCTGGGTATACCGGTCCAACAGTATTTGGAGAAATAGGAGGCAACATGGGCCATAGCATAGATCCTTTTGGACGAAATGTTGAAAGTTTATTTGGAAATTATGCTGAAGGAGTAAGAGATGATTTTAGAAATCTTAGCACTGCATTAAGTCCAACTGGAAAAATAGGTAGTAAAGAAGCTTATCAAGGTGCAACTTTTAATGAAGCAACAGGAATGTTTGAAGCCGATAATGAGGATGATCCAACCTCTGTAAGGGCAGCAAAAAAAGCTAATGAAATGAACAAAATGAATTTATCTAAATGGAACTTTGATTTTAAACAAATTAACAAACAAAAACAAAACGAAATAGTACATCAAAAAAACGAAACAAGAAGAAGAGCGGACATTGCTAGAGTTCAAAACAAAGTAAATCAAGAAGAAGCAGCGATAAATGAATTAGCTCAAGAAGGTATGGCTACGGGATCAGTTAATCCTGCTGTTGATAAAAGTTATTCTGGGGGTAGTGCTAACCCACATACAGATACAGGGTGGAGTGGTTCTCAGCAGGATGCAGGAGGGGGTGATAAGTGGGGAGATATGTCTCATATGATAGCAGGAGGCGGATTAGCTCAACATGCTCCACGTTATGCTAACGGTGGAAGAGTAGGTTTAAGATATGGAGGACTACTAAGTATTTTATAATGGCAAAGATCGTACAATCATTAACAAGAGCTGAAGAAGAATACAGCAGATCTAATCTACAATCATTGGTAAGAGACCTTGATGGTGTGATAACAAAATTAAACTCTTCATTTCAGGATGAAGTTAAACAAGAAATAGAAGCTAAAAGTTTCTTTATGGATTCATAATGGCAGTAGTAAACGAATATAAATTTTATGGTAAAACGGTAACGGCA